ACAGTCAGCGCATTATACATATCCTGCTTACCTAACACTAATCTTCCACGAAGATCCGGCAATCTAAAAGTATTTCCTTTTGGCGATCCTAGCAGCGGAGTAGTACCGTTGTATATGGTTCCTACTACAGCAGCTAAATCTCTATATCTATATTCTTCTACTTCTGATCCGTCGCAGAACAAATAACCTGTTGGACAAACTGGTCCAGCAAATGCTAATATTGTTCCAATAGGCACGTTAGCATCTCCTAAGAATGTGTCTCTAGTGATTTTTCTTAGACCTTGACCTGCTCTATAAATCAACATTTCGTCGTTGACTTGATAATTTCCTACAGATGCCTTATTAGAAATAATGTCAGATGTTAGTGTAGTTGTAAAGACTTTATTAAGGTTACCTGTACCGTTAAATGCCACAACGTTACTAGACACGTCACCTTCCAATTTAAAATTAGTAGCCGATCTTAAGCTGGTAGCTGAATTTGAGTTTCCATCGATATTACCACTAACTGTACCTGTAATTGTATCAGCTACTACATTTCTAGCATAAATGGTAGCATATCTATTAGTCGCTTCACCTATTGTTTCTGATGCTGTACGTGGTTTGATGGATTTTGTTCTAAGTGTACCGTTTTGTATTTCAACATCACCACCTACCCAAATGTTTTTCTTAACTGCCATACCACCCAGTGTCTGTATAGATCCACTGTCAAGATTAGTAGCATCTATTTCAGAACCGTTAGTGATAGTGCCTACTAGATTAAAATCTCCTACAAGATCTAATTGCTTTGTAGGATTAAGATTATTAATACCTACTCTATTTTCTACCACACGTACAATAGGTGTTCCAACACCAAAAGATCCTGTTCTACTAGGCTGTATGTCTATGCTGGCACCGGGTGTAGCATTATAGATTACAGCATTAGCCGATGTTACACTGATGTTTAAATTACCATTAGCACCAACGTATATACCCGCATCATCTCTAACGTTAAACTGTGCTTGTACAGTTTGAATAGTATCTGTTCTAACAAAACTTGTAGCCGGAACTATAGTGGTTCCGTATAAAAGACTATCGGCGCTAGTAGCTGTACCAACGAATCTAGGAGACACAGTAGTACTAGATATATCAGTTCTAGTTGTTAGATTGACACCAGTTTGTATACTGGTAAAGCCCTGTATGGTAACTTTAGGTGTAAAGGTATCTTTACTGATGATAGCAACAGGAATATCGTCTGTATACATGACCACAACTGATCTAGGATTGTTGTCAATATCAAATAAACTTTCAACTTGCGGTCCAGTTTTAGTTCCTGAACTGTATTGAGGTCCCACCAAAACCCAGGATGTACCTGCCCACAGATATAATTGTTGTGTACTGGCGTTTACCCATAGATCACCAATAGTAGCACCGGATGGTTCATTGACTGCTGTCTGGATGTTACTAGTTGATTTCCAGCTAATACCATCAAATACAAATAATTTATTGTTACCGGAATCATACCAAAGCTGTCCTGTAACAGCTTTAGCTACATCTGGAGCACTATCGCTAGCAAAATTTTCTAATAAGTGTAATAGGTCTTCTGAAATAATCTTGGCGTACCCGACTTGGTTCCTACCAGGAAAAGACAAGCTAGTATCTTGATTAGTAGTATTATCTTGTACTACCAATGGCTCAGGATGTAGCGTGGAATTTGTGAAATTTACGTTATATGACATTTATCAAACTCCAGTAAACCCAGTCAAGCTCTGTATCCTTATCGTGTAATCGATCTGGATCAATCTGTTTAAAGATTTCTGAACAGGATGGAAGACCACGTGTGTTAACAGTTTTCCGGTAGAAGATTTTAATCCTAGTTCATCAAAGACATAATCACCGTTCATGTCTACAGAATTGTCAAATGCTTCTTGTCCACTAGGCTCTCCGTAATCTAGCAAACATTTGATAACAATATCTGTATATGTTGCTCCACTGACATGGTTAATTTCCATATAATTTCTTGCTGTATCAGTGTTCAAAGGAGAATTTTGATCTACTACTTTGTTGTATGTCTGATAATACAAGCTGGAATTGATACCATTTGTGTTTGGTGTTAGATAAGTTATCAGCCCTGTGCTGTCAACTACTGTGCCACCGTTACCAAAAACCATTTCGGAAATCCAGCCTTGACCCTGATTTGATAGACTGTTAGCAAGAGCAACACTCATATTTTCGTAATGGATAGCGTTTGGCTTATCCCTGAACACTTCTCCAGTGCTAGGATCCCAAATTTTTATATGTCCTCTGATGTCAAAACCGCAAATTTCGTTGGGTTTTTTATGATTTTGATCTGTTTTATTTTCAGGCATTTTTTCCGATTCCGTGTTCATATGTTATTTATTATGGCAAATTTGTAGTCTTCTGCTGTAGGAACGTCACTATCGAAGTTTTGCTATTGCTTAATCCTTCTCCGGTAGTAGCTGAACTGTTACCAACATCATACCATAGCTTGCCGGTTCTCTTAACCACTGTGATCCTAGTTGCTGCTTCTACAGCCGAAGTTAATCTTATATATGGCGTTGATCCATCTACAGAAAATTCAGCTTCTACTAGCACATCGCCCGCAGGGCTATGTGAACCTACAGTTTGATCGTATACGTAGACAGGATCTTTGTTCAATCTGCGTCCAGCCACAAATACTTCGATAGTATCGCATGGTCCGTACTCTTCAGGTATACTGTCTACCGGCCATTCTTTCCTGTATCCTGTTCCATCTACAGCAGATTTAGCAGGAATAAAAGTTAATGGCCCAATAAGCAAAGAAGTTCCGTCTGATACAAAATCTTCTTTTTCTTGAGAATCCTTGTAAGGAATAGCTTCTGTATAACCTGTGATTACTACTTCAGTTCCCGCACTAAACAATGGCGTTACAGAAGTACCAAACATACCTCTTCTTAATCCCGTTAGACGATTACCATCTATAGCTAGATATTGTATTTTTTCTCCGCCTATAGTCACTATACCCGGCTGATCAAATTTGGGTACAGGAAGTGCTGTAGCATCTGTCAGTGTCATAGATTCGTCATAGTAATTTAAATTTTCTACCAATTTGATGTTAGACAATGAGTATCTGCTGTAATAATTTTTGTTCAACACATCTTTAAATATTTCAAACGATACCGGTTCACGATAAATCATATCAGATCCGCTGATTATTTCCACTACATCAGTAGAGGTTGTAATAAATGAAGGATTGAATATAATTTCGTTTCTATTTCTTGATAGATAGTAATCTATATCCTGTGTAGCTCTTTCACCATTTACATATACCCATACATAAGAAACTCCTAAAACAGGTTTTTCTAGAGAATAAGCTAATTCGCCACCTTTAAAGATGTCTCTGGTTAGATCCATCGTAGTATACTGTTCAAACCACTTGACGTTTAAAACATCACCTAATTGTAGATTTAAATCTGTCCTAAAAACAATATTGTTATTTTTGATTTCATAGTTGCTATTAGAATAATCTTCTATCCTAATAATATCTCCTATGTCATATTTTCCAAACAGAGTCACTGTGTTGTCTTCAGCTGTGAACCCATAATCGATACCAAATATCAATAAATTGTCATTTACAAAAACTTTAACTTGGCTATCGATAATATCTCCTGGGTTTCTAAAAGGATCTAAACCTATCTTTATAGAATCGTTACCTGAATAGATTTCTATAACAGTATCAACAGTGGTTAGTAAGTTACCGTTTCTTTCTACAAGAACGTTACTTGTAGGTGATCCTCCTAGATTGATAAATGATTCTAAAGGATATATTCTTTGTACGATATCAGTTACTGTTATAGTTTGATCATTGACTTTGATCAAAGGAGAATATGATCCCGATTCAGCAGATAGAACAACGATAGAAATCTTTCTGTTAACTTCCGGAGGATTACCAAACTCTACTAGAGTTTGATCTAGATCATTTACCTGTCCTTTGCTGTTAACGAATCCGGCATCAACGATCTGTCCATCAACAGTAGCATAGATAGATCCAGTTTCAAAATATGATGCTCCTGTTAGATAATATCTTGTTAGTCCGTCTGCTATAAATTCTTTATAGTCAAGAATTTCTGTACCACCTAACGCCATGGATACAACTTCTATTGTAGAACCAGCAGGTGGTAAAACTCCGACGAATCTAACTTGATTAGTTTCAAAAGATATTGTATAATCTAGGCCGTTATCTTTTTTGACTTTATCGACATAAACTGTAACAGATTTTCTCTCAGTTACTTTCTGACCTATTTCATAGAGATCTGTCTGACCGTCTCCAAAATAAATTCTAGTTAATAGCGCAGGAGCTCCTGCTCTATCAGTATGGAACACTTTGATACTAAGTGTATCTAAAACCTGTCCCGGAACATTTTCCTCTGGAGCAGGTACTTGTTCTGGACTGATAAATTTTTGTCCGTCTAATACTATCTCAGAAGCAGTTTTACCTGTCGCTGTAGAGTATGCTCCACCTATATTTGTTAGATCCCCGCCAGATATAGCCGTATCGATATTTCTACCTACTAGTGCTACAGTACCATCACTTTCGATCGGTCTGAATATCAGTGTATCATCTTTATCGATTTGTACTCCCGGAGGAATCGTTACAGCTATAGTAGATCCATCACCAACAAATGTCTGCATCACAGCATGTTCGGGAGCTTCTTTCAAGCCGTTTATCTGTATCGTGCTTCCATCATAATAGTCAAAGAAAGGATCGTCTAATCTGACAGAATTGTATTCTAATTTCTTTCTTAGATAGATTGTTATTTCTTTACCTAGAGGTGGCGGTTCAGGTAGATAGAATGTTCTATTAACACCATCAGCTGCTACATAAAAATCAGTGTTCATGTCGCCGGAGCTGTCCCATCCTTCTAATCCCCATGGCACAGCATCCCAACCAGCACCTACATCAAACATTGATCCTTGTACTATAACTCCGCCAAAGTCTATGCCGGTGACTAGCTGTGAATAATCGCTGATTATTTCGCCATCTATTGTGTTCTTTTCTACACCTAACATACCAGATGTTGGTTGATAATACTTGTCTATCCTATTAAGAGCATCAAGTATTTCGTCATTCTTTTCGTAATGAACTGTAACTGTAGCACCCTGTGGCGGAGCTGCGTTCAATAATAATTGACCAGTAAGAACTTCCGTTCCAGAAATATTTGTCTTGAAAATCTTGATCAAATATTGGCTGTTTAACAACTTGGCACCGTCTGTGCCTGCTGCTGTATTAGGATGTTTTAAAAATACAGCAATCTTAGATTTGTCTGTAGTGGGTGGATACTTTAGTGTGAAAGTATTTTTAGTACCAGGACATACAAATGATTCTGTTTCTAAGAAATTGTTTCCTAGATTTTTAAACTTCGGAGTCTTTGAATATCTATCAAACTTGATAGACATATCAAATGTACGAGCTTTAGATTGTCCTATGATGGCTACAGCTTTAGCAGAATTTTCTATCACTGTACCAACACCGCCAACTAATGTTACTGTAGGAGCAGAAGTATATCCTGATCCATGCTTGATCATTCTTATATGTGTTACTACGCCGCTAGAAACAAATGCTTGTGCTTCTGCTCCATTACCACCACCGCCTTCGATGACTACCTTAGGTACGCTGGTATAGTTCTTTCCGCTGTATGTCAATACGATGTCTTTGACTACAAAAGCATGATTGTCTTTCCAGAATTTCCAAGGGTACTGATCGATTTCCAATCTTGTAGAATCAACAGGAACTATGCTTTGTGAATTAATATCAAAGACTGGAGGTAAATCAAAATCACTAATCGGTGAAGATGCTAGCTCTTGCCCTAAGTACCTACTGGTATATTTTCTAATTTTGGTTCTATAAGGTTTAACTTCTTCGATATATTTCTGATAGCTAGAAAGATTATCGCTCTTATAGTTGATCCTATTGCTAAAATAACCAACGTTGTGTGTTGCGTTCAAGAAACTGGTCTTGAATGCCCAATCGACATAAAGTTGTTCGCTGAATATGTAATGTATAGAAACAAAGAACAACTTGTTCCATTCGTTACTAAGTTCATCGATGAATATATTTTCTTTTACCGCTTTTAGAATATTTCTAAACTCGATAGAGAACGAAGTATCATATTTGTTACTATCATAGCTTTGAGTTAAATCGTATCCTGTAGATTCCGCAGCAGTATTGTAGAACTTATTAACTATCTGGATAGTTCCATTTTTACGACCAACTAAACGATATTTGTTTTGTAAATCAGTAGCTATCGGATCGACTGTTTCAAAAACTGCCCAACCGCCAGAACCATATTCATCCACTCTTACTAGATCTCCTATCTCTACAGTCAGACCTGATTCTCTATAAAGTCCAGGAATAGTATATTTGATTCTAGAAGTATTGCTAAATCCCGACTTCCAATAGTCGACAGGAATCCAGAATTTAGTGGTATCATATGCTTGTGTTGCTGTCTTATAAAATGTTTCTGTTTTATCATCCCAACTATAGATAGCCCAATAGCCGTTTGAGTTCACATCGCTTTCGATCAATACAGAAAACGGTCTAACATTTAGTCTAGCATTGATATACTTGGTGCCGCTATTTTCAATGATGACACCAGTCACCACGCCTAATTTATTAATAACTGTTTTAATCTTTGCGCCGGTGCCTGACCCATCTATTTCGACATAAGGTGGTACTCTATATCCTCGACCACCATCTATAACATCAACAGAAGTTATTTTTCCGTTAGCTATATTAGCTGACAACAAAGCCGGTTTTATTTTAGCAGTAGCTATAGTAGATAATTCTTTATAGCTGGCAAAAGATTGATCATACAGATTTAAATTAGATTTAGGTAATGGTGCTGTTAAATTTAAATATTCATAAGAAATAGAATCTGCCAATGGATAACGAGAAAGTATATTGTTAATATAATCTACTGTTATCTGTACCGCTTTATTTCTGTTAATAAACATAGACTGTCTAGGTCTATTGGCTATTCCGTATTTTGATTTTTCTGGAAGATCTTTATCAGGAACTGATCTACCTAGAATATCTTCACCAACAAGACTGTCGATCCACTTTCTTTCTATATCTTCAACAGGATATTCATCAGAACCTTCTGTCAACAGAGTATATTCGTTGTGGACTAGATTTATGTTTTTATCAGTTTTATAGAATTGTATATTCAATAAAAATTCATCAGTATTGATAGAACCTTGTAAGTTATACAAAGAAATTTTATCAACATCAGTTATAGCAGCAAACGGAATTCCTGCTGTCGTTGGATTAGCAATGTAATTTGCTATAACTCCTGCGCTATTTGTTTTAGTAGAATTATTAGGCAGAGTATTTTTGCTTCTTACCCAATAATAGTAAACATTATATAATACTTCGCCGGTTATTGAGTCTAGTTTTTGCTTGTAAGAATAGTTTGAATCATCAGGATACAATGGTGTCCCGCTGATACCTTCTTCAAAACCAGCAGTAGTGCCAGTCATAGCTGCCCACTCGCTAGGCCTATAAATGGTTTCTACCCATTCGTAAACATCGATGCTAGCACCATATGCTAGTGAACCCCAATTAGCTGTCTTATAAACAAAATCATTTTGTTCATAATCAAGATACTTTGCGGTAGATGTTCTCCACCATATCTTACCAACATTATCATCCATCCATGCTTGGCCGGCGTCGATAGCATTATCAACAGTACCAGTAGAATAAACAGCAGGATCATAAGATGTTTTATAATCTATATCTTGATCAGCTATAGAAAGTATCTTTCCTTTAAATGGATCTATTATATCAAGGTCAGCAATCTTGCGATTATTAACAGCATCGTATATGGCTAGATTTTTTAATTTGTCTATATCTATGCCGTTTGTTTGCTGCCTAATCACTGTCCAAGGTTTTACTCCTGCTTTCTTAGTAAATTTTTGTATCCTACCAATCCTAGTAGTAGCAAAAGCAGGATCTAATGATAGATATTTTGGTGATCCAACAATGATCGAATCATTGGATGCTGAAAGAGACTTACCAAAGTCTTCATTGGTGTTAAGGCCTTCATCAAATATTTCTGAAAGAACAAACTTACCTACATACTTGTCAAACACATAGACTTTACCAGTTTTTCCTTGTGAATCTTTGAAGTTGGTAACAAAACGATCAAATCTAGTATCATTAGCATCAAATGTTGTAGTTTTATAACTTTCAGCACCTTCAGCTGAAATAGCTATAGTTTGATTATCAGGAGTGATACAGATATTTGAACCGAATCTTTCGTTAGGATCTAGTTGACCGCTATCTAGTTTTTGTATCAGTTTATATGTTCCGTTTTTGTTTTCAAATACGAATGTAGCTCCCTGGTCTACTCCTTTGAAGTTAGAAGCAGGAGCAGTAACAAACATATTTGTGGATTCAGAACTTAATAGAATCTTGTAACCAAATTGATCGCCTGCGGAGATTTCTGTACTGTCAGTAAGATAAGAATTAACATTAACAGAATCTATATGTTGAGAAAGTTTATATGTGTTATTGCTATCTCTATCATAGATAAACACCGCACCAGTCCTTGGCTGCTCTTCAGGATATTCTATAGACCAAATCGAAGGATTACCTTCCGGTATAGTTCCTTTATCAGAATCTGCTGCCAATGTATAGTAGCTGTCGTTTCTCCTAACAGTATCTCCTTTGAGATATATTTGATAGGATTTCCAGACACCTTTATACGAATCAAATGTCAGGCTATCTGCGTTAGGTGCTCCAATTATTAACTTGCTGCCATCGGCATTAAAACTTAATGAATATCCATACGATGAACCTATTTTAATATTTTCTACATCATCAGTCGGTTTGATACCAGTTTGTATAGTAGATCCGTCATCTGGGGTAGCTGCTGTTACTGGCAGCATACCTGTATTCAATGAATCAATAGCTTCCCAATAGACTGTAGAATCACCAGTAATAACTCCGGGAGTTTCTGTGTTAGGTGATATATCTGATAGAGCTTTGTAATAATTGTTTGTGTGCCAAACAACTGTACCTGCCGGATAGAATTTGGTGCTGTCAAATATTCCAACAAAACCTTCATCTTGGAAATGCGTCCATTCGATTCCGTTAAATTTATAAAGATATACTCTACCAGTATCGTCTAGAGATCCCGGAGCACCAACTGCCATATAATAAGTTTCAGGAACAGCACCAATCGAAGTTCCTAAAATCCTAATTTGATCTCCTACATTATAGCGTAAACCTTTAACACCAACGGTAGCTGAATATGAACCTTCTGCCCTCGTCAATGTAAAGATAGCACCATTACCCGGCTCGCTGATATCTTCACCAACAACATCGTTATATTGTGCTTCGCCGGAAGATGCTATGCCACTCCAAGAAATTCCTGGTACCGCTGTACCAAAGAAACTAAAATCAGATATAGAAGTATCTGTAGCTGATGTTACAGCATCGACTCTTATAGTTAAATCATTAGCTGGTGAATATCCGCCTAGTTCAGTTCCGGGAATAGTTATTATTGTACCTGGAGTATAAGTAACTCGCAACCCTGTAGTAATTGCTCTATCTCTCCAAGGCAGAGCATTTGAAGCAAAATTAGATCCAGTAACTGGTTCCCAGAAATCAGTATCTGTAGGTAAGATAGGATTATGTGTTTCGTAATACTGTTCATCAGGTGGTGCTATCCCAGTAACTATAGCAGTCACTTTAAAATAGCCTACAGGTAGTACTGGATTATATTGATAATAAACTATATCACCTGGATAATATGTAGTGTTGATATCCCAGGCACCTCGTTCAATTCTAGTATCTCTAATACAGGCATAGTATCTACCGTTATAACTAACAATGCTTCTTGCTGTATATCCCTGACCACTGTTTGTCAAATTAACATCAACATACAAATCCCTAAGTTTTGAAATTTGAAATACCGCTTGTTCAGATACGAGATTTGATTCTATACCGGTCACATTATTATATGTTTCCGATCCTAAAATTTCACCTAAAGAATTTACTGCGTTGACTGTTACAATAAGATCATTTGTAGGTGTTACTCCACCAAGGCGACTACCAACTATCTTGATCCTGTCACCGACCGCGTATCTTGTGCCACCGTTTCTAACTGTTACAACATATCTATTCAATGCTCTGTTGATGTCAAACGAAGCATTAGAACCGGGTTCGCTGACATCTATACCACTGATGTTTTCAAATATAGCATTATTAAGACCACTGACTCCCGATGCTGTTACTCCGAGGATTCCTCCTTCGGCATCTACAGTTGTGACCGTCAATGTAACATCACCACTAGTTCCTTCAATTCCAGCTACTTTAGCTATAGATATACCAGAAGCAAAGTATTCACCGTGTCCCGGGCGAGGACTTATAATGGTATCTCGTAAAACATATTGTCCTTCGGAATATTCAAAGATATCGATAGCACCTTGATTTCTATAACCTTGATTTATATCATAGATAGATTTGCCTAATGGGTTGGCTTTATGAATTACAGCTGGTTCCCAATCTTGAGAATTAAGATTTATCGTACTACCATCACCGTAAATAGATCTAACCGCTCTCCATAGTTTGCCAGCATAAAGAACAGTGTCGTCTTGCTGATAGGTAGCATTTGGATCAAATGTTTCTCTATAATTACTAGGCACATAAGAAACGTTAGGTGAGCCTATCATCAACCAGCGACCATCTTCGCTAGTTGTCATTACTGTAGCATAAGAACCCAGATATGTGCTTTGAAGACCAGAATTAGGTACTAATACCTGTAACGGTATCAAGCCACCCTGGCCCTGAGAATATACTATAACTGCCGACTCTCTAGTAACATCACCAGAAGTAACAACTGCGCCAGGGTTACCAACAATAGTGTTTCCTCTGCTGGCTAGATAGATCACACTGGCTCCTGTACCTGTCGGGAAAGCGATACCGTATTCGGATATCTGTGTAGGATTATATTGTTTCTGTCTATTCAATACTTGCCAATATCCATCTCCACTATCATCTAACCATATCTTAGATCCTACCGGTAATAAAGCAATTTTCTTAGATGTAAGATAAGATTGATCATCAATCCTTACTGTTTCAAATGTAGAGATATAACAGAAACTACTTTGATCTATAACAGGTTCTTTAGTAGTACCTGCTACAGCTATGATAATCGTCTTAGGATTAACTCCGGCTACCTGATAAAAACCTGTTAGGTTTTCTATGTTAGTCAATCCAATAATATCGCCTACTTTAAAATTGTGTACAATATTAGTGATTAACGAAACAAATCCTGTTTCGACTGCTACTGCTTTACCTACTAAGATTGATGTTATAGTATATCTATATACATCCCAGCCTGTTGGTAGGGAGGTCAACCATACTAACGAACCTTCTTTAAATATTGTTATATCAAGACTGTATAATTCGTCAAGTGTAGTAACTGTAAAATCGACGTCGGCAGGATTTACATACCCCGCAGACATATTGTTTATAGGATAGTATTTTGTAGGAAATTTAAATTTCCTAGATCCTATCTTATAATCAGAGTCTTTTACCAATACAGATGTTTGATACTGCTTAATATCTATTCCTGTTGTATCTAATAACACAGGTTGCGGATTGATATTGATATTTTCTTTTTTGATCGAAACTTCTATTTCATTAGACTGATCAATACCACCTAGTCTACCTACAAGAAATGCCCATTCTTCATCAAGAACGACAGCATCTGCTTCGATAGCACTCACCTTGTCAAATATCTTAGTGATAGAATTTGCTGTACCTTTTTCTCTTATGAAGCCTTGGTATAATCTAAATTGAGTTACTTCATCTTCTGCTATATCCTGTAGGTATTCTCTTTGTTGATACCCAATAGAGTGTTGTGCTAACTTTTTCTGTTCGTTATCGATACCGATATAGTCTAGTTCGAAATAATCTTCTATTTGATTGATTTTATAATCAAAATTAGATACTAGACCTTTCTGAGGAAGATTATCTAATCTTTCCCAATTATTAGAATTAAATTCAACGGAACCTTTTTGAAACTTCAAGCTGGTATAGTAAAACTGTTTGTATTGTACTATATCTCCTAATCTATAATCAGTAAACGGTTTCCAAGTTTCTATATTAACATCGTCATAGATGAATCCCGGACTTGTGTAGTCACCATCCCAGTCGGTGGTACGGAAACCTGCGACTTTGATTCTTTCTTGTCGATATCCTGGTGCCTTATCAAATATAACATCACCAAACACAGTTCTATCATTGAATACAACTACGTGTTCTTTGGTCACATAATTGATTTTAGCAAAATAAATTCCGTCTGTGCTATCAAGAGGTGTTAGTATAAACTTGTTAAATGTCCTATAAACCTGTATGTCCTTAGGTTGTATTTTTGTCCCGTCACTTCTTTGTATATTATAATCATAAAAATTATCAAGTAGATTATCAGCGACTCGACCAACTTTTTCTATAGTGATCGCAGACGCAGACGGGCTTAGTGAAATGATAGAACCATTGGCCCAATTATGAGTAGTCCAGAACATGAATTCTTTGCAACTAGTTTCCCAATCATTGGGTACTTGTAAATCTGTATTAAAAGATTCAAATACCATTCCCTGGTCTTTGAGATATTCTCCATAACCAAGAAGGAAATCTACTACAGACTGTAAATCAGCGAATACAGTATTATATGGCAGCACAGCCGGCTGATACTTAGAAAATTTACTTCTGTTAATAGCTGTAATCGATCCAACTATGGGAACCGACAGTATAGATACCCAAAGAGAACTTTCAAAATTTTCTGAGCTAGTATGAGCCTGTCTAGATCTGTAAAATTTACTTTGATATCTAATCAATGTTCCTGATGGATAGTATTGATTAGCAGTCCACTCTACAAAAGTTTCGCTAACACCGCCTACAGAAAATACAGGATCACTAGCTGTAGTCAATGGATGATAATATGTAAAAGCAGAAACTAATGTGTCATAGCCTGTGAGTTTCCAACCCGAAGATGTTTTTTCGATAATTACAGCCGAATAAGAAACAGTTTCTACTGGTGTGCTAACATTAAAAAATATCTCATAATCTTCAGAAGGAACAAAAATTCCTGAAGTTTTAGATTGAGGACTCTTGCTATCTAACAAATACTTCTGTTGATTTTTATCTACGAACCCACCTATCTTGTTAGATAATTTTACTTTAAAATTATCAGAATTAAATTTTGAAGCTAATTCTACAGATGCTACAGAATTAGATTTTAGATAATCAACGACATAATTTACGAGACCTTTTGGTTTTGTAACATCTAGTGTTGATTGATAAACTTCATCTAAACTAAGGAATTTTCCTGTAGACGTAGACACCATTTGATCCATATCATTTTTAGTCAACAGCGTTCTGTCAAAATTCAATGATACAGTCTGTAATGGTCGTAATAAAATAATTGCTTGTAATAGAGCGAAAGGATATCTGCCACTTTTTCTCCAAGCAGATTCAGCCGGACCTATGTCGCCAAATACAAATGCTTCGGCAGGCTGTATGATAGCATAATTTATAATCGATCCAGATGACACAGGATCTAATAATCTACCCTCATCGTCAACTGGAAGATAAGAAAGCAAGTTTGGTCTCTTGAATCTAATATGAGTACCTGCTCTATTACCTTGTCTAATTACACCGTCTCTTATATCTTCCCACAACAATAAGTTTCCACTAGTGTACGGTGCTGGACCATACTCTTCTTCCCACCATGTTGGTTTTTCACTAAAACCTAGCATTTCCCATGGTCGAGTATGAGGAGCATCAGTATCATATAGATAGATATAAATGCCTCGCCAGTATGCTGGCATTTTTTCAGTTCGAGTTATATCTGTGGCTTTAGAAAAGCTATAGGTGTACTGATTTTCGCTTTCAAAATAGTTATTAGCATAAGGATCTATTCCTAATGGATTAGCCCATCTTAAAAATTCTTGATTTAATACACTGTCTAATTGTGCTTTAGTGAATTCACCAGTCTTTCCATAACCGCCCAAAAGATTATCAAGATCTAAGAAATCAGGATTGTATTGAATCTTGATATTGTTATAAATTCTTTTTTCTAATTCTAAAAGTAGTTCATCTCTGAAATCATCATAAGCTACTATAATACTACCGTCATGCCCTCTTATCACTCTAGTAGGTTCTAGATATGTGTCGTCGAGATAAATCTCAGGTGTAAATTTTTTATATAATCCTAATTTAGTAGGAGTCATCGGCATAAAATTAAATGCCGTTGTATAATATTCTTTTATCTGTATCTGATCATTTTCTACTAAGTCTATCAGTAAACGAACAAACCCAAATGTAGAATCAAATTCATAATCTCTACCAACTAAAAGCTGTACGTTGTTGCGATAAACATAAACAGCTTTTAATGATTCAGTAGATAAGTCAAATTTCTGAGAAAGAGCAAAAACTTTTATACCTTCGTCTTCTACAGTATAATCGATAGAATTATACGCACCGCTACCAATCATGTCTGAATTAGCAAAAGGCGAATTACTATTTTTTGATTTGCTAATATGATCGATGATCTGATCAACAAATTTTACTGTATCTAGTTCAAACGGTAATTCTACAGCTAAATTTAAAAATTCTGATTTATATTTGTCATATTCTAAAGCAGCATAAGAAATAGCCTTGATTACATTAATCTGTCTATCACAGACCAAAGGTAATGATATAGAAGGTACTCCAGAATGTTTTATAAATCTTCTACCGTAATAGAGGTAATCATCTATATCTCTAAGATTGCTTATACCAGGAAATTGTCCAGAAAAATCTCTAGATAATTCTACCATAGATCTTAGATGATCATTAACCTGGCCTAAAGTGAATTGTGCTACATCTTCATTAAGTGGATTTCTTTCTAATGGCAACGGAAATTCATAAAAACCTAAATTAGGTTCAGCATCAGAATAAACTTTAATCATCAGTACATCATTTACAGCAAACTCTCTGATAAATGTAAAAGTTCTTTTATCGTTGATGACAGTATCTGTGTACGAATCTTTGATTAAATCTCCGTTGAGATAGAAGAGAATTTTTTCTCTAGTAACTTGATCCCAAAAAACAGCATCAAACTCCACTGTGTTTGTAACTTCAGTAAAGGTATGAGTCTGTATTACTGCCTGACAATAATCTTCATCAAACAATGACCAAGAATTCTTATGTACCCAACTGCCTAGCTCTTTTAACAGTCTGTAATAACCAAAATTTATATTTCTTGTTACGACTGTTGGTCCGGACTGATAGGTAAAGTTCTGTGTTTCAAAATCAAAATCAAAAAGTATATCGCCAGTATTATTGATATTAAGGTAACTGACTGCGAATCCTAATTCTTTGTCCACTACTCCCGCAGGATCAACTTTGTAACTTATCAATCTAGTTCCTTGGAAACTAGATGTTACATATTTTTGTGTATCTGAAAGGCTGACATTATCGCTATCAAATATATCGAATAATGGTGCTTGGTTGACTGCTAGTTTTTCCTGGCTCTTCTTCCATACTGTTCCATCAAAATGATACATCTTGCCGGCATTTGTTTTGCCTTTAGTAACGATAAGACATTCTCCAGCTAGTGTTTCACTGTCATCTGCTTCTACTAGATTTATTTGTTTTCTGTTAACTGTGTTAGTGCTAGTCTGGATCGTGACAAATTTAACAACATAGATCTTGTTATTGACCATATTGTCGTTGTCTGCTGTAAACAGAACTCTAGCTCCTTCAAACAACGGCACATTGTCGATATTATATCCAGCAGTGCCTTCTATAGTAGAAAACACATCAGTGGTAAAATCATCGATTAGATCTACGCTGTTCTTGGCTTTAGAACCATGGTTGAAAAGCTGTAGATTAGTTTGGAATTCTATGATAGGACGTTTAGCTCTGCTGTCTTCAGCTAATCCCGCCGTGGTGCCATTTAATTGGGCAGAATATTCTATGACACTTCTATGGAACCAACGATTGTAACGACTCCATGGATTCTTATCCAAGCTGGCACGATTGATGGTTATATAATCTTTTTTAGACGGATAGGTAGAAGCATCATCGAATGGTTCTGTGTCAAAAGGCTGATCGTCAAACACCAATGCTCCGTAAGGATTTGGTATGGGAGGTAACTCTAAATCTGACAAATTAATCAGTTTGATACCTGTGCCTACTCCTTCTACTATCCAATAACCTTTTCTGTAGATTTCCGGAGAAGTTTTGCCTACAAATTCTACTCGTAGTCCATTGGTAAATTTTACACCGTTGCTGCTTTGATAATTGAGCTTACCGATAATATCTTTTTCTACATCGAGATATGTATTATCTAATACGTTAGCTATCCTAAAAGAACCTATACGGTTGATATTAGTTCCACTTTGATAGTAGAGCATGTCTGGTGCATCATTAGGAACTTTAAATGTGATTTTGCCAACTTCAATGCCGTTATTAGTAACACCCTTGTTGTAATCTGATGGTGTTCCTAGCAGTGTTGTAAGATAATCGATCGTGTCTGAAGTTCTAATATGGAAACCGTCGCCTGGACAATTAACATTAAATTCATATGTCTGCCCTCGATACAAAGTTATCGCAGGATTTCTTTTTAATCCGTCAGGAAAAAATAACCATTCATTCTGTCCTTCGGTTACTACTTTGTATGAAGATACTACTGATTGTTCTTGTCCTAATACCTGTACAGGATCTGGTCCGGCAGGAAGCCAATAGTATTCTCTATAATTAACAAACTTGTCTAGGTCGAGAGGTGGAGTCCATGTATAGTGCTGCTGACCTGTAGTTAGATCATCTCTTTCATTTTTGTTATTAAAAAATTTTAATTGATTTTTTAGATCTACATAATCAAAAAGATTTTTAGGTTTTTTATTTTCATCGTAGATCACTACGCCGGGTTCAAATTGATAAGCGTGTCTTAGGCTTTGAGCGACATCTAAGTAAACGTCACTAGTATTATATGTGCGACCATAATTGCGCCCAATGTAACCGTTTAATCTATCTAAGGTACCTGGCTGTATTAAAGGATCTAAAGTAGCTGACAAAAATTTGTCATTAGACGAAGACCTAAAAATTTCAGGTAATAGTTCTACGGTCCTCCTTAGAGGTAAACCACTTTGTTTAAAAACTTTTTTATCCATTATTAAATGCTCGTGCTAGTTACGATCGACGACGTTGTAAGTTTAAGATCTGAAGCTGTTATATTAGTTAGTATATCAATGGTATCCACAGTTACAGCACTGACTAACAGTTCATCGGGTTTACTTTGTATTTCTAAAAGACTGCCAAATGCCTGCGTTGTTTGTACAGGAACTATTACCATGTTGCTGATGTCTGGTGAATTTTCTTTAACCACATATGTGATTAACTCACTTGCGTGGAATCTATCACCAAAATCAAAATTCTGTACATCAAAGAAATCAGAAATAGCATTGACAATTCTAACTTTAAGATCATTATCGTTGATACTTCTGTTAGGATTTTTTACAACCTTAATCCTTGCTTGGAATTCTGCTCTTGCCTTAGATCCAAATAACGGAAAATAGCTCACAGGATGATATACTATTTCGTCACTGATAGCCTTGATAGGAGCTAGATTATTACCAAATTCTACTCTTAAAGCTTCTGCGGTCGGTGCTTGTGGCTCTGTAGCGATAGCACCTTTCAACCAAAGTCTATAGTTGTTGTCGTAATTTCTTGTCAATAGATAAACATCAATGATATTGGTCACAGAAGGATCTATTCTTCTTCCTTCACCAGAAGTGTGAATATACTGGAACTTTAAATCGCTGCGTCCTACATATCCCACATACGAAGGTTCTAAAATAAAGGTATTGGTTACCAAATCTACTCGCTTGACAAAATTTTCTAACTGATCATAAAAATATATCAATTGATTGTGAGCATAATCATTTACTGCTGTATTAGCTTCTTTGTCTCGTACCAATATGTAATCGTTCTTGTTTGGCACAAACACGTAAGTTTTAGCACCAAATTCATCAACATCCTCTTTAAAGAATACATATTTGGTAGTATTATTGGTTCCCACTATTTCATCAAAAGCATCAGGATTATCTATGACTCCGTCATCGTTAGAATCAATAAAACTGATCTTGATCGAGTCATTGGCTTGATATCCATCATCATAGCGCACACTATCCGAAACAGTAAATGAAACGTCTTCTTTGATAGTCTGTTTAGAATCAACTATAGATAATACATCAGCAAGAGTAAACTGAGGTTTATTAGTCTTTAAAGCTAGGATAGCATTAGCCACTTCTAATGATCCTACATTCAATGCCACCGGTGCTGTGTTTACTGATAATACCTTGACAGCATCTTTGATAACTGTTCTTGTTTTGCTATCATAGATTTTTTGATTCTTATCAAAATAAAATCTATTTTGTTCAACACTGGTGAAAACATAATCTGTTCCTCTCAGTCTTACTTTGTAAGTTTCACCATCAAAAATAAATGCTATCAACCAAGAAGCATCTAGGCTCTTGTTGGTAGAATCGCCTGCTTGACCTAGATTAAAATTACTAGTTTGATCTATGTTACTAGCTGTTACTATCGCCCAAGAATTGGTTGTTCTTACATATCTTATACCAAAAGTTTGATTTAGGAAACAGAGGTTGATTATTTCTGATTCTATATCGCTGGTAAATTTATTATCAAATTTAGGAACTACCTGCGATGGTACAGCACCTGTAGGAATAACCGAGCTGACTGTAATCGGGCCTCTGCCTGTTGATAAATTACCTTTACCTGCGTTTGTGCCATCACCTACAACCTGTACAACTTTGGCCCAGATATATGTCTTATGATCAGTATTCATGGGATCATAATCAACGACTTTGCCTTTGTAAAATGCTTTCGTGCTGCTAGGTGGTACAAATTTAATTAGAGCATTTACTGTTAGATATTTTAAGTTACTGGTAGTATAAGATCCTACACGTATAGGAAAACTGTCAAATGCGTTGCCAAAATAACCCGTACTTGATCCAGTATCTGCTGTGCTCTGTAACCATTTAACGTTAACGTCTGAAAGGAAAATTTTATCAAAGTTAGTAAGATAAAAATTATAAGTTTGAAAATCAGCTACTGCTGGTTCTATGACATCCTTGATATAATTCAACAAAATAGTTTTATTAGAAAGTGTAAAACTAAAAGTTCTTTCGTTGTCATATCGATAGATGATTCCGTCGTCGGCAAATACATTTACACCACTGTACTTTCCGCTAGCATCAATGATATCAAAATTCCTGCTTATACCGCTGCTACTTCTGTTGATCGATTTTACCTTGAGAATATCTTGGCTGCTAGATAGCGGAGCTAGATTATAATCTTCTCCTGTGATCATTCTATTCTGTGTATAATAGACAGCAGGAGCATTAGCACGGATAGTGTCCATGTCTTCAGATGCGGCGCTGTTATCCACGCTGTAATAGAGGCTACAGGTCACTGTCAAGGTTTCAGCAGTACCTCTAGAACTAGTATAAGGAATTGATAAAGTTACTCCTCGTAATTCGTTAGGAGAAATAATATATCTTAAACCATTGCTGACTCTATAATAAATCTTAAAAGAACCTCTAGGCAAATTGCCATACACACCGTCAGCAAATAAAAGATCTACCTGATCATTATTTTTTGTAATAGCAGAATAGATATTCTTGACGCCGTTGCTAACACTATTATAAACAATATTGTTGCCTGTCAAAGAAGAAACCTGTGTCCATTTTTCTCCTTGATTTCCTGCGGCATCGACAGCATATAGCCAAAGGTCATCATTGTTAATACCATTGGTAGTGATATTGATTATTTCGTTAACTGTCGGCTGTGTGATCGTAAAATCAGCCGTAGTCATGCTACCTTGCTTGAACAGTAAGAAAAATCCAGTATTGCTGCTAGCATTACCTTTTCCGTCTTGTCTGTAGACAAAACCTAACTTATTGCCCGGAATAGGATCTTCTTCATAGATATAATCTTTTCCGATTATGCTAGTACTAACCAATTCAAAATTCATAGAACGGCCGCCTGCTACCTTACTAAAAGTATAGATAGGAACCCCGGTATTTGAAGCATTAAATCTGTACTGATCGGTAGTGATACCGTCGATAGAAGCAGTGCCTTGACTCTTGCCAAATTCAGTAGTAGACGGCATAGCAGCATTTAAAACAGCGATAAACTGTTGATACCAATTGGTATTTGTAGGATCATTCCATATCACGGTCTGTTTAGCAAGATTGATACCGTTGGCATCTGTAAGTGTTTCTGTAGTAGAAACCGTGTCAAATTTTAGTAGCCCCTGGGCAGCTTTATTTCTCTTGGCATTATAAGATAACATACGTGCCAACCTTAACACGCTGTCTTTTCTGCTGGCTAATTCTATGAAATTTTCTCTAGATGCTAAATCAATACGGAACGCAAGATTTTGTCCCAAGAAGGCGATAAGATCAATTAAGGCGACATATTCGCTAGACTCAATATAATCGTTAAAATCTTCAGCATAGTTTTCTCTCAGATAAGCGGTCATTACCCTTCTGAGATTTTCAAAATCGTAACTGGTAAAATCAGCATTTTTGAAAGTTTGGTAAATCCTCTTCCAATCTTCTGCCAATATTAAATTATTTTGTCTAGCTGTGGTTGTCATGAATTAGCATCCTATCTTATATTTATTTGGTTTTAAAAACTGCGCATATTATCATTGAGCAGTAGTTTTACTTTCTTTCCTATTATCAAAATCAATAGCTATTTTTTCCGATAGGTTAAATTCAACATAAAAGAGATCAACCATGACTCGTATACCATATTGTGTAGTATCTACAGTCACATTCTGTACATTAACTCTGGGATCTCTGTTGACTATCTCTGTCACATCGTCGCTGATAGCTTGTATATTCACACCTGTCAAAGGTTCGTAGATCATGTTCCAGATAATAGTTCCAAAATCCGGATTCATCAGTTTTTCGCCTTTCCTAATATTGAAATGATTGAGCAGATCCTGTTTAACCAAGTCCATATCGTGCTGTTTCCAGCCAGTGGCTACACTATACGAATTAAAGCCCTTGTAGGCAAAAATATCTTGATCTAGATTGCCAGCCTGTGCCTGAGCAGTGGCTACCTGTGTTACGTTGTATATTCTGACTGTCATGCTGTTTGAGTTCCTGTATCTTTTTGTTCTCTATCGGTCTTTTCCGGTGTTGCTTTAGTAGGATCGACGTTTTCGTGGCCGCCCCAGGGTTCATGCATCGGTATCCTGCGCATGATACTTTTCTTCGGCTCTACGTTTTGATATTGTGTAGCTTTAAAATCCTGCCTTGGGTTAGTAGAAGGATTATCAAAAGTAGGCAATGTTTCGGGCTTCGATTCTATAGAGCCTGCCGGTGTAGCAGGAATAGCAGGAATAGAATTCATGTAGATCTTGTCAGCTGTTTCAATATGATTGCCTGTGGTCAATAGGTTGAGATTACCTCCGCTAGTGGTCAAAAACATATTATCGCTACTGGTCATATTGACACCCTTGGCATTCAGTTTCATAGCACCAGATGCGTTTATTTCATAATCTTTATATCCAAATTTACTAGCACCGTCTACTGTAGTTTCACTATTTCCTTTGATATAGATCTTGTTGTCTGTGCCCACTATTAATGTGTTTTCTTTACCTGTTTCTGTTTGCATTTTTTCGGCAGCTTTGATATTGATATTGCGTCCTGCTTCAATATTGATATCTCTATCCGCACAGAAATTAAAATCGTTTTCAGAATGAATGCTGACACTATCTCCGGCATAGATATCTATCTTACCATTGCTGCTCATTTCTATCCACGATGTGCCCGATCCGTGACCAATGTAGATCAAGTCTTCGGAATTGTGTAACAGTATCTGGTGTCCTGTCCTAGTACGCACACGGAAGTATTCGCTGATAGGAATCCTAACATCTCCGCCTTCATTAGCAGGAACATACTCCGGCGGGCCTTCGCCTGCTGGTTTCTTTCTAACATATCGTTCGTCGCCGTCATCCATGACGAACTGAAATCCTCCAACTCTACTCACATATGTTGGCTGAGAAATATCTTCGCTTTCACCTATTCTAGCTTTTTTAGCTCCAGATCTTTTATCTAAAGGACCCGGTGTAGATATCCCATAAACATTAGATGGCGCACTTCTACGCATAGTAGATGTAGTAGGACCGCGGAAATAATCTTTGATTAAACCTTGGTTTAGAAAAACACCTGCCATCGGATGTACTGGTTTAGCTACTTTATCTACATCTGTGCTAGTTCTATCTTTGTTTGTCGATCTGTTCATTTCGCCTGTAGGCAACGCTAGTCCAGAACCATATTTGGCTTTATCTTCAGGACTCATATAGTTGCCGAAGAAGCTGCGATACCCGGGACCATATGATTGACATATGTATCAGGTACACATCCTAACCAATAACCTTCTCCTGTTTCTTCAACAAATATACAGAGAACAGTGACTCCAACATCTGGCGGGACAAAGCTCATTCCATAACTTTTTTGTGTATCTTGGAAAGCTGCTGCGTTTCCAGAATTACTGCCAGTGAAGCCCACATTAGTTGCGCCAAAGAAAGGTGGACAATATTTTACGATAATATTTTGCCCAGTCTTACCATAACTAGAACTGTTTTGTCCTATGAGGCTGACTAGTAGTCCTCCCATAAATGTAGTATCAGCATGACCTACTACTTTTGCTAACCTAGGGCCAGAAAGTTTGCCTGCTGTGGCTACGTTAGGATTGGTCTGATAGACTCTTGGCATTATTAATTGCCTCCACTTGCTGTTGGACCTTCTGGTACTGTATCACCTTGCGGATCTTCTCCCTGTTTCTTAGGTAGACCGGCACCCGGTGCTAAAGAAGCATCTGTTCTTGTAGCATTAATAGCATCGCTAACTTGGCCTTTATCTCTCATTAATCTTAATTTGTTTGTATACATACCGTCTTTGAAAATAGCATAACTCTTTGTTATTCTAAAAAATCCGCTGAAAGGACTATCCGATGCTCCGCTGTTGGGGAAAGGATAAGTCGCTTGTCCTCTACGAGGAGCATCGTTTGGTGTTTTAAATCTTATATAAATCCTAACTTCTTGAGAATTATAAGCTGCTGCTCCATCTGAATTGATGCCGTCTCCTTGTTTCGCAGGAAAATAACCACCGTATCCTTCATCACTAGAATAATACGGATCTCCATATATTTCGAGATCAGCAGTCAGTTGATCATAAGTGTCTATTAAATTTTTCTGCATCTGTCTTGCTACTAATACTTCAGGACTATCGGCTGCTGCGCCTGAATTTGGTGCCGGCACTGCCGAAGGATCTAAATTTGCTGGTGCTGAGCTAGTAGCACTTGTTGTCACTGCTCCACTGACTCCTGAACTATCTTGTCTTATAACAGTAACAGGTGTAGATGCGTTAGCTGCGGATGGGTTTGATCCAGAAGCATATTCTGGAACCCCTGTGAATATAGTTTGGTAATAGGTGTTATCTAGAGTTATATTCCAACTGATGATATCATCGTTTTGTCCTGTATAGAGAAAATCGTATTTCTTTCTTACTAGAGTCGGATCTAATCCTTCGGCTGGTACAGCAGGATTTTTTACCATAGCAGCATTTACTCTATAAGGCATGACATAATAATAAAAGGTCTTACCTAATTGTCCGCCACGTTTAGCATCCGGACCTAATTCAGGTTTTGGTTTCACAACAGCTCTAATAGTGAACCAATTGATGAAACCATTTTCTACTTTTTCAAAGGCTTTAGCACAAAACTCGCTGTTTAATACTATCTCTCTCACACAGGCTGTGATGGTTCTTAAACCTGAGCTTTCATCAGCAGTACCTACTGTAAATGTAAAACTTTTTTGTTTCTTGTCTCCAGAATTTACTGCGTCTCTAGAACTAGCAGCATCTCTATCTTGTTGACTTACTCTCGTTGCGTCACTGGCAAATGGTCTGCTGCCTGTATTTTCTGAAAAAGCAAAAGCAGAATCGGCCATCGCAGCCCAACGCGGAAGACTTTCATGATTTCCATCATTAAATTCACCATCTACACATTTTATAACAAAATTATCTGTCTGGCCTATAACTCCTTTTTCTTTTAATTCTATAAAAATGTCATCTAGTAATTTTGAAAGAGAACCTTCGATAGGATCCTCACCCCCTAATGCTTCTTCTACAGTTTTACCAAAAGGTGCTACTGTATTTTTTAATGAATTGTTTACATTATTAAAAGCTTCTTGGCCGGCCGGCATTCCTTTGACTTTATAGATTGTACCGCTATCTGTATATGTAAAACTTATTTCCGTAAAACTAAACGGCAAATATCTAGTAGCTGCTGGTATCTTAGCACTGTTTCCTTCCGCTGTCCAGCCAACATATTCTAGTTTTAAAACATATCTAGCATCTGTAGTATAATTTCCCCATCCTGCTTTTAACGATGCTACCTGTAAAGTTTGTAAAAACAAACCCATACTATAAGGTTCATAAATGTCAAATTTAAAATTAGCTACAGGTTCGATACCGCTAGAATTTGTTATCTGCATAAATTCAACATTGTTAATGAAGAATTCTGTTTTGCCATAATAGTTTCCTACTCTCTTGTTGTTGTCTCTACCACCTTCTGACAACATGATATAAGTTAACGATCCGCCCTCTTTTCTATAACTTGTAGGATCGTTTAATTGAGCAGGAGTTAAACAAGCTATGCTGAACAGATATGTATAACTGGCATATTTTTTTAAAGGATTAGGTATTAGATTAGGAAACAGACTATCGGGGTTTGTAGAACTGCTAGGCGTGACAGCAACTGTCGCTGCGTTAGACGTCGCTGTAACTCGTACTACATTAGAAGACGAAACAAATGTCTGAGGTAGAGTTGAGCCTTCTGCCATATTATAATCCTAAATATCTTAACAGGTCAGTTTTTTTTGGTATAGAAATCACTGTTCCAGTTTCAAAATCGTAAACAGGATCTTTTAGGACATCCATATTTCTCTGAGCAAACACCCACCATAAAGCAGCGTCACCATATAGATCATAAGCTAGTAGATCCGGTCTATGATCATATTGACTACCGATAGAATACTTAACATCCGAATCAGCTGCCGGTATCTGCCTGATAGTCAATGTATCAAGATAATTGTTTACTATCTTGGTCGTATACCAAGGTGAAGTTCTAGTGTAGGTAGCAGTCATTATAGAATTCCTTGAGCGGTTCCGCTAACATAATCTGCTATAGAAAATTCTCGCAGTTGAGCTCTGTTATAAACAGGCGATACTATAACAGTAATCGAATTAGTCATTGGTACCCAATGTGGGGTTCCTCCCACGACAATCTTTTTATAGTTGGCATCTTTAGGCATTTCTGTACTAAAACTTTTAATCACTACAGGAACATTGTTAAAGAAATATGTACCGTATCCGGATAAAGTACAAACAATAGGTGGATTTCCAGCTGGTGTACTTTTTCCATAAAACATCTTAGTAGCACCTCTTAAAAATGCTACCACTGCTACAAAATATTTGGCATCGTCATCATTTTGTACTGCGAAATCTCCAGTGATTGTTATATCTTCTACGTTGCTGTTTTTATAAGATTGTACAGCAAAGTTATTATGCATCGGCTCTGTCGTGTTATAGTTTGCTTTATGTGTGACCATAACAGACGGTGTAAAAGGAAAAATCATACCATTGGTTTTTTTCAACGGCTCTAATATGTCAGGTGTGGCACCATTGCCTAATAAGGCAAAATTAGTATTCAATCTCACACGCCAATCGTTAGGATTGGCAGGACTTGCTATCGTAGAAAATGCTGTAGTAGCCCCATCGAATATGTTAGAAAAATCTGGCAAGCTGAATCTTATATTTCTGATAGATTCTACCAAATCAAAACCTGCTTTGGCAATACCTGCTGCGGTCTGTGCTAGACCTGTTACCGCGTTACCGATAGCTTGAGGTAGCTGCATCAATGCTGCCGCAGCTCCTAGTACTCCGAGAGCTTTGTCTAGACCAGTTAGATTCAGACTAGGCAATCTTAGTCCGCCGCCACCGCCGCTGCCGCTGCCACCACCATTAAGTGAACTGCCAGCCAGGCCACCTAGCTGATTAGCATAGTTTATATTGCTAGAGTACAAATACTCCTTAGGAGCACTGTAACCAGTCAAGAAGCCAGTATAACCTTTATCTGTAGCCGCATAGATCGTCGGTTTAGTTGTGGTTCCTGCTGTCGATTGCGTTGTTGTAGGTAAAGCCATGTCTTTTGGTATCCTTTACTCTATTTATTTCCTTAAAAATGTGCTATTATATAAGTAATTCTGAGGACCATTGAATGACCACAACTAAAATAAAATACTTAACTAACAAGGACCTACTCAAAGAAATACACCGAAGCAAAAATACATACTGTTCATATGTAGCACCTGAATTTTCGGACTATGATTTAATACTGCCCAGCTTGGAAAAAATCAATATTCGTACTATTGCCGAAGCTAAACGAGTAAGGGCAGCACGTCTATCCAAACAAGCATATGAAAAAGCAGCTCTAACAGATAAAAAAGCTTCTGCTAAAAACTTTGAAATCGATTATAAAAAGATACTAAAGACCGATGTTGTTTTTAGGATCGTGTCGTGGGAACATATTCCATTGGCACCTGGTCGGAAAAAGACTGTTAAAAATACCGCAGACAGTCACGAAAAAATCAACTTTCCTCCATTCCAACATTGGAAGTTTGATGACAATGATAACCTAATCTGCGTAGGCAAAAGCCACTGGATCGGTGGTATGGAAAACGGACACTTTAGCAAAGAACACGGACGCATGACTGATAATCTTGCTAGGATGTTTATCAAACTCTGCGAGCGTTACGCTACCAGAGGTAATGTCAGAGGATATACCTACAACGATGAAATGCGAGGACAAGCGATCTTACAGCTTACTCAAATTGGCCTTCAGTTCGATGAAAGCAAGTCTAATAACCCTTTCGCTTACTATACTGCTGCCGTTACTAACAGTTTTGTACGGATCATTAACATTGAAAAGCGTAATCAAAATATTAGAGATGACATCCTTGAAATGAATGGTATGAATCCCAGTTGGACCAGACAGAACAGCGGTAAATCAACTAGCGCAGGGCCTGTTAGTCCTGTAGTGAGCGACGCAAATTTTAACATGGATTGGGGCAGCGACGATTGACTTTGTCAACGTTGCCGTCTACAATTTAATTAGGAGTTTCGTCGATGGGATTATTCAACAAAGTCGCTTGTTTCACAGATATCCATTTTGGCCTTAAATCAGGTAGCAGGATCCACAACATAGATTGTGAAGATTTTGTCATATGGTTCTGTGAAGAAGCTAAAAAAGCAGGAGCTGAAACTTGTATCTTCTTAGGTGACTGGCATCATAACAGGTCAACTACTGATGTCAGCACCATGAACTATACAGTTAGCAACATCGAAAGACTGAATGCTAACTTTGAAAAAGTCTATTTCATTTTAGGCAATCACGATCTATTCTACAAAGACAAGCGAGAAATTAATTCTATTGAATTCATGCGCCTGTTTCCAAACGTTGTGCCTATCAAGGATCCGCTAACATTAGACGGTGTGACTTTTTTACCATGGTTAGTAGGCGATGAATGGCGTACTGTGCCAGATATCAAAAGTCGTTACATTTTTGGACACTTTGAATTGCCATTATTCTATATGAACGCTATGGTACAGATGCCTGATCACGGTCAATTACAAAGCAACCATTTCGTTAACCAAGAATATGTGTTTAGCGGACATTTTCACAAACGTCAAACACAAGGCAATATTACTTATATTGGTAATGCTTTTCCACACAACTACGCAGATGCCGGCGATGATGATCGAGGTATGATGTTGTTAGAGTGGGGAGGTGCGCCGGAATATCGAACTTGGCAACAACAGCCTGTTTACAGACACTACAAACTCAGCCGCATCATAGATTCTCCAGATACACTGTTAAAGTCTAAGATGCACTGTCGTGTTACCATAGACGTTCCTATCACTTTCGAAGAAGCTAACTTTATCAAAGAAACTTTTATAAAGCAATATGATCTTCGAGAGCTGATGTTGATACCGGAAAAAACAGAAATCGAATCTAGTAATGCTGTTCCTGTGGATCTACAGTTTGAAAGTGTAGACACTATCGTGATGAATCAGATAACCAGTATAGATTCCGAAACATATGACAAGAAGCTGCTGTTGGAGATCTACAATAACCTATGATAAAGATCAAGAATTTAACTGTTAAAAACTTTATGAGTGTGGGTAATCAAACCCAAGCTGTGGATTTTGACAAGGGTCTGCTAACTTTGGTGCTAGGTGAAAATCTAGATCTCGGCGGCGATGATATAGGAGCCCGCAACGGCACAGGTAAAACTACTATCATCAATGGTTTAAGTTATGCTATCTATGGACAAGCACTGACAAATATCAAACGTGATAATCTTATCAACAAGATCAATAGCAAAAACATGCTAGTTACTATCACGTTTGACAAGGATGGGCAAGAATATCATATTGAGCGCGGACGTAAACCCAATCTACTGAAGTTTAGCATTAACGGTCAAGAACAAAACCCAGACGATAAAGACGAAAGTCAAGGCGATTCTAGAGAAACACAGAAAGAAATCGAAAAAGTAATAGGTATGAGCCACGACATGTTCAAACACATCGTGGCTTTGAATACCTATACCGAGCCTTTCCTTAGCATGAAACCCAACGACCAACGTGCTATTATCGAACAGTTGTTAGGAATCACTATCTTGAGCGAAAAAGCCGAACTGTTAAAAGAAGGCATACGCATTTCTAAAGACATGATCGCTGCCGAAAATACCAAGATAGAAACTATCAAGGTATCTAATGAGCGCATACAGCAAAGTATCGAAGCATTAGAAAGAAAACTCAAACTATGGCAAACTAACAAAGATAATTCTATCAATGATCTAGAAAAAGCTATCAAGAAACTTGGTTTGATAGACATCGATCAAGAGATTGAAAATCAAAAAGCACTGGCAGAATGGAGCAAGAACAAAAAAGATCTAGACAGTCTCAATTCGCAGATGTCTAGACAGTCTGCGACCAAAGATAGAGAACAGAAAAATCTAGATAAACTAGAAAGCGAACTGCTGACTTTAGCTGAACACAAATGTCATAGCTGTGGACAAGACATTCATGACGAGAAACACATGGTTATGGTCGAGAAAAAAGCACAGCAAGTAGAAGAAAGCCAAGCTGCCGTTGCTGAATCAGAAAAACAAATAGCAGAACTACTAGACGCTATCGCAGAAATAGGCGAGCTAGGAGCAGCACCTCTGGTTAATTACGACAATATCGACGATGCTTATAATCACAAGACTACTCTTAGCGGTCTAGAAAAAGATCTAGCAGCCAAACAAGCTGAACAAGATCCGTATCAAGAACAAATCGATGAACTTAGAAACACAGCGGTACAGGAAATAGACTGGAGCAAGGTCAATGATCTAACCAAAGTCAAAGATCATCAGGAGTTTTTGTACAAATTACTGACTAACAAAGATAGTTTTGTACGTAAAAAAATCATTGATCAGAATTTAAACTATCTAAACACACGTCTAACTTATTATCTGGATAAGATAGGATTGCCACATACTGTGGAATTCCAAAGCGATCTTACTGTGCTTATCACACAACTAGGACAAGATCTAGATTTTGACAATCTAAGCCGAGGAGAACGCAATAGATTGATCTTGAGCTTGAGCTGGGCGTTCCGTGATGTGTGGGAAAACCTATATCAAAGCATCAATTTACTGTTTATCGACGAAATGATCGATTCAGGCATGGATGCTAGTGGTGTAGAATCCAGCATAGCTATCCTAAAGAAGATGACACGTGAACGCGAGAAGAATGTGTTTTTGATCAGCCATAGAGACGATCTAACCAGCAGGGTTAATCAGGTGCTCAAGGTCATCAAGGAAAACGGTTTCACTTCATATTCTAACGATGTAGAAATACTACAATGAGCACAGATACGCATGATCGCTTGATCAAAGCCTTCCAGGAATATTTTAAATGGCAGGACAAGTTTGAGTACGGCACAAGCGATGCTGCTGGTATAAAGGCACGATATTGGTTATCAGAAATACGCAATGAGGCAAGTGTAAGGCGAGTAGAAATACAAAACAAAAGGCAAAACCGTAAGGAATCCAGAAAAGGCAAGCTAGGAAGGCCACCGAAAATAACTAAGTGAGTGCTTTGGACATATCAAAATCAAATCGTAGAAGAAATACCCGAAGGCTATATTGGCTTTGTTTATCTCATCACGAATCTTACTACCGGCCAGAAGTACATAGGCAAGAAACTAGCACAATTTAAACGTACTAAACCTCCTCTCAAAGGCAAAAAACTCAAGCGCAGAAGCACAGTAGAAAGCGATTGGCGCGATTACTGGGGTTCTAGCGACAGGTTAAACGCAGACGTCCAAGCATTAGGTCCGGAAAACTTCACCAGAGAAATACTTT